GTAGGGATTGCCCGTGATTTCACTATGCTCAAGCAGATACTTCTTGTAGGACTTCTCCGCATACGGGGAAAGGATTTTATCAACCTCCGGGACGGTGAAACCACCGTACTGTTGAGAAGCGGTAGCCAGGATAATATCACCCAGCACGTCAAAAGCCGTGTCAAGGGTTTTCGGCTCGTTGTACCAGACATTGCCCATTTCAAAACCGCCCTGCATAACCGCAGCCGCGTCAAACAAACAGCAATTCATGGTATCCAGCCGCGCTGCCTGGTCATGGATATAAATGTAACCCTCCCGGCAGGCTTGCCGCTCCTCCGCTGTCATAAAGAATTTGCGGTATAGCCGTTTATTCAGTTCATTGAATGTCAAACACCGTTTTGTCGCAACCAATGCGGAATCGGTATTGGCGTTTTCCTTGTCACCAATAAACCGGATAGACCGGCTTTTCTGATAAACTTTGTCCAACATATGAACAAAATCCGTCTTGTAATTGCGGTATTCCCGGTAGGATTCCCCTACGGCAGGATAATAATTTATCAACACGTTTTCCACAGCTTTATGCACATCCGCCACAAGAATCTCTTGCTCTGCATATGATGCCTGAATCAGCTGCATCACCTTGGATACAATATCCTGATATTCTGTATCAGTCAGCGAAACCATGGCGCGGTCAGCCGATTTTCTGACTGCATCAATGATTTTCTGCCCGTTGAAATCCTCCAACGCACCATCTTTTTTAATCACTTTCATGTAATATCACCTTTCCATGCCGCAAAGTTTCTGGTACATTGATTACCTGCTGATTGGTAGAACCTGCCCACGGGTAATTGACATCCTGTAATTCTTCCTGATATCGTCCGTCCACCAGCACATGCACATATTTCATCATGGTAAACAGGTACTTATTAGACTGAATTTCATCCCAGGTGTAGCCTGTATATACCCATATGGTTTTGTCCGGGAATCGCTGTTTAATTTGCCGCATCAGTCCATACACTGTGCCGCGATTGCTGATATACAGCGGGTCGCCGCCGGAAAATGTAATGCCTGCTATATAAGGCTTTTTCAGCGTCCGAAAGATTTCTTTCTTCGCATTGCTGTCGAAAATCAACCCATCTTCCGGGCTCCATGTCACAGGATTTTGACAGCCTTTGCACTTGTGCGCACAGCCTGCCACCCACAGTACCACGCGCAGCCCGTCCCCATTTTTCAGGTCAACCGGTGTGATATCATGATAGTGCATCAGATATCACCTGCCTTACGATGCAGGGAATTTTCTACCGTGAAACCCTCTGGATATCGGGCTTTCAGCTTGTCAATGTTCATTCGCATGATGCTTTCCATATCTGTACCCAGTGCGTCACAGGCTTCCGCTATCATCCATAAGCAGTCCCCTAATTCCTTTTTCATGTGTTCCCTGTCCATCGGATGCCCCTGATATTGCTTTTGCAGGATACCTGCCACTTCCCCAGCTTCGGCGTTTAACCCATATACTGCATGGCGTAACCGGTCTGTTTTGCAGTCATAAGGAATGCTGCAAGTACGGATTGCCAGCGCTTGATATTCGTTTCCGGTCATAATCATGATTCCTCCCATTTCGTCTAAAAGTGAACCATGGAAGGGCTAGAATATTATCTTCTAACCCTTCACGTTGGTTATCTGATAAGGCTTAACTGTTCAGCAGTTTGTCCAAATCTAAAGGCTGTGGGGTTACTTTAGATGCTTTCTCCTGCTTTGGGGCTTCCTTTGGTTCAGGATTTTCCTTTGGTGCAGGGGCTTCCTCAAACCCGTCACAGGATTCCTTTTTGCCCAGCCGGACAAATTTCAGGATTTTATCCGGGTTCTTATTGCTTGGCACTTCCTCATGTTCCACCTCACAGCGCAGATAATGCCCGACCAAATCGTCATGGTCAATCTCTGTCAATGAGAAATCATTCAGCGCTTGTTTGGCGAAATATGAGAACGCATTCAGCGCACCTTGATTGGGCTTGCCTTGCTTATCCAGCAACGAGAAACGTTCGGTGTGCTTTTGACCTGATGCAGTCTGCATGATGATTTCCATCTTCCCGAAATCCTCTTTATAATTGACCTCCACAATTTGGAACACGTGTGTTCCTTCGGGAATCAGTGTGAATCCCTCTGTTAATCCGATTTTTGCCATCATTTACATCCTCCTCATAGATTTATCTTCTGTCTTTGGCGGTTTCTTTTTCTGGTTGCGTGTGCAAATCGCAGCGATAATCAAAACCAGCATTTCTGCAAACAATGTTGCCAAAACCCCCAATAAAACACCGTTAATGTACATGATTTATCCTTCCTTTCTGGCTTTCGCCGTAAAACGGTAAGAAGGTTCCTGTGTTTTGTATTTGTCCACGTCAATGCCATCCTGCTGCATACGGTCATGGTCATATGTTGTACGGTAGGAAAGTGCTGTCACCCAGTCAAAAGCGCTGCCGTTGATGGTAACACTTTTATCCCCTTCTCGAAACTGTTCAATCGCTGCCTGTTTGATAAGGTCTGTGACTACCTTATATCGCTTTTCATCTTCGGATACCGCAGCTTTTACCTTATCCAGGTTGACTTTTAGGGTTTCGGCTTCTTTTACCAGTGCGGCAATATCTGTTTCTGGGGATAAGTTGTTATCCCGCAACGCTTTCAGGATAGCAGCATCCGCCTTTTCATCGTAAGTCGGGGAAATGCCGCCCTCCACATGGTCTTTCCACCATTTCTGTACCCGCTTGATGGTTTTATCCATATCCGGATACCGTTTTGATAGGTCAAATGGTCTGACAATGGTGTTTCCTGCGCTGCACACATATGCGGCAGGGTTTTCATAATCCTTATCTTCCAGGAAGGAACAAACCATGATTACTTTATCTACACCAAGCAGATAAGCATAAAGTGCAGCCTGTAAAGCGTAATATTCCGGGATATCATCTACCCAATCTTCACTGCGTTTGGTGGTTTTCATTTCCAACACAGCACTAGGTTTGCCGTCTTTGTCTACCAGCAGATAGTCCCACATCCCACCGAAAATTGGTGTATCACGGAAGAAATCGCCCCATGTTTTCTGGAAATAATTCTCTCCATAAACATCCGTAGGTGTGATAAGGTTGGTCATGAAGTAGGATTTCTTCATAAATTCCGCCTGTTTGGGTTCGATGGTCTTGCCGGCAATGGTGTAAATCGTATCTTCAAAAGGTTCCTCATACGTGCGGGTAATCGCACACCAGGCATTAAATGGGGTTGTCCATTGGTTCAGTCCCATAATTGCCGCGAACCGTGTGCCTGTGATTTTCTTTGGGCGGCGGGGCGGGGTAATGCTGATGGTTTTGTTGTCATTCCATTTCATGATGAATCTCCTTTTCCAGTTCGATTGCTTTATTCAGATACCAGATTGCTTTCTGGATATCCTCTATCCCGTTTTTCCGCTTATGGCGGTAAATGTATTTCAGTGCATTGCAGATGCAAAAGTTTTGGGTTGCTGCTGTGCCTTGGGTTTCCTGCATCACGTCAATACATTCAAATTTCCCGGTTTCATAATGTGCCGGATGGTTTACCACATCAGCCATGATTTATCCATCCTCCCCGCCATATGCCGCAATCATTTCCCCGATATTTTGAATCAGCGTTTCACAGGCAGAACGGGTGATTTCTGTGAATCCTTTGGTTTTCATGCCAATTTGTTGAACGAAATCTTCTTGATTTTCATCCTTGTCCAGCAGGGCTTTGCAAGCGGTTTTCAGGGCGGCAATTTGCAGTTCATCCGCAGCACCGTCCGTATTAGTCATGGTTTCCTTTGCGGTTTTGCGTTCGGCAGGAGTTGCAGGAGGCTTGGGTTTTTCCTTTGGTGCTTCTTCCAGATTATCATCCGGAGTATCCGCACCCAAATTCGCGTCAATATTATCCGGTTCAGTGATGTCCAGTACCATCATCCAAAGATAACGCCGCAGGTATGTAATAGATGCACCTAAAGCCTGCATCGGGTTGGTGACTTCCTTGCCCAAGTTGCTGATAATTGGTGGATTTTCACGGTAGGGAATGCTGAATGTGATACCTGGTTCTTCCGGGTTGTCAGCATTAAGGATGGTCATGCTTGCAGTTTCGCCGCTGAAATCAGTAAAGCTGGTCAGTCCTACATTGGCGAAAATCCGGATTGCGGTTGGCACAATGTCTTCCAGTTCAAAATACTTGAACTCAAGGTGCATATTCTTGCCGGATTTCGCAACTTTCTTGTTGAGAAAATGCAGGCGTGCCCTTGTCAGCTTTTGCATGACATTCATGTCCTTGTAAATGTTAGCCATTTTCATTGTCCTCCTTGTTCTTGGCACAATCTTTCAATTTCCCTGATGATTGAATCAGGATAATTTTTCACATCAACTGTCACCGTGATGATATCGTCATAATCTTCACCTGTGAACGCATTATAGATTGCTGTTACTTCGGAAGTACTTAGCAAATCGTATAATTCCTCATAATCAGCATCTAAACGTATGCCTTTCCCCAGTATTCTGCCTTCTTTGTGCTGATATTCCGTGCAATATGGTGAGTATGCCAGCCTACAATAATGCCTGTTCAGCGCACCATTTTCAATGCACAAGCACACATCCTGCCTGCGGATAAGCGGCAAGATATGCTTTAATAAAACATCCATGATAATCCTCCTAACAGCAACAGGGATTTCTTTTTGAGTGCGTTAATCCGTCTGGTATTTTTCCGGGGCGGTTTGATACCTAAAAAGTCATTAATATACTTTTTCGCTAACCGGATATACCATTTGCGGTCAATCGCATCTATGGATAATTCATTGTTGTTATCAATCGCGCAATGTGTTGGCAGTCCTGCTATTTTCGCGTCTTTACCCGTTTGGGCATGGGTTTTATACAATGTACCCATCATGCGGTCTGCCACGGCATAAACCCGGTTTACCCGCTGCATTGTAACCTGATTCCCATCGACTATTTGATAGCACCGGGAATACTTGCTGCTTGCCTTGGATATTAGCTGGAAATCCAAAATGCTTGTGCTGGCTGCAATTGTATCTTCTGGCGGTGTGCCATCCACAAAGAATTGCCTGATTGCTTTCGCAACAATTACCGCATTGTTGTTGATGTTAAATGCGCCTTGTGCCGGGATTCCCCGCACAAGCTGACCGCCTTTGACTTTTGGCTCGCTGCCATCTGCCGGGATTTCAACATAGTTGTTGACATCCTTCTGGACAATCTTTCGGATATCATCTTCTTCCAGTTCAAACCCGGTTCTATCCTGCCATTCCTGGGTGATTTCCTGCCACTTGGATTCATCCGCATTATCCAGGCTGACCATAATGCCATCTGTGTTTAACTGGATGATTTTGAGTGTAGGACATTCCCGCAGTAAGTGCATAGATAATTCCAGCAGTAATAGCTGTCCTGTGATGCACACTGACCGCCCCATTAACGGGTCATATAAATCGTTAAATGCCTGCCCGTCTTTACCATTCAGCATTGCGCCGTATGTTGTATTCAGTACCAGTTTTAATGCCTTATCTGTGGCTTTATCGCCTGCTCTTTTTGCCCGTACCCGGTCTGCAAGGGTATCTGCAAAAATTTGCGGAGAGGGGATATTCCGGCTGCAATAACCG